GGAGTGCCAAAGGGGGACAGACTGTAAATCTGCTGCAATTTGCTTCGGTGGTTCGAATCCACCTCCATCCATTTTCTTTTTCAGGAATATTTTTGAAAAGGAAAACATATCATATACAACATAATATCGCGGGGTGGAGCAGTCTGGAAGCTCGTCGGGCTCATAACCCGAAGGTCATAGGTTCAAATCCTGTCCCCGCTACTAATTACATAAGATACATGCCCAGATAGCTCAGTTGGTAGAGCAGAGGACTGAAAATCCTCGTGTCGCTGGTTCGATTCCGGCTCTGGGCATCTTTTTTATTTGGCGGAAACCACGTAGAATCAAGGGTTTCCGCCGTTTTTTAATGGTTGAAAAATGGCTAGGTGCGCAAAAGGTGCGCAAAAATTATGAGAAGAGTTTTATTTGATCCAGCTTCCGGTTATCATTTTCGATAACTTTTTGTGTAACATGAATATAGATCTTGCTTGTGATTGTAGATTTACTGTGCCCTAATCGGCGGGCAATCTCATCTGGAGTCATTCCATTTGCAGCAAGAAGAGATGCATGTGTGTGTCGAAGCATATGAGGTGTCACACGCCGGGCTAGAAGCTTCTCAGATGTAATACGAAGGTATTTTTCATAGCCCGCTATTTGTACATGATCCCCTTTGCTGTTTGGAATCAAAATGTTTGACCTAAAATTGCTTGCAAGCATCAATTCTTTTCTCCATAGCATACATTTTTTTAGTTCTACTAAGAGTGTCGGTTGGATGTGTATTACACGTTTCGAATTATCAGTTTTTGGAGTAGTTACAATGTCGTGCTTTGAATCGTACGTTTTGGAGATTCGAATTGTTAACTGATCCAAGTCAATGTCGGATATTTCCAGTGCTGATAATTCGCCGAAGCGCAGGCCGGACAGTAACAGTATTGATGTTGTGTAGTAACAGCGCCAATTCTCGTCATTCTGGATATAGTTAAGAAGTTTTTTTGCTTCTTCAGGTTCCAAGTATTTTGTGATGATTTCGCTGTCATCCGACGTATCGTTAAATTGTTTGAGCTTCGTAATCAACCTCATGTTATCATGATAGTCATTCTCATATCCCCAGTTCAACATTGCTTTGAATCGTGTTATGTATGAGTTCAATGTCGTAAGTTCTTTTCCGGAATCAAGTAATTTGGACTTTACATATTGCGCCGTTAAGTTGTTGACAATTGCATCTGGATTCAGTATATCTATGACAGATGAAGTGACACTCTCATTCCGATCTACTGTGCTGTCTTTGTAAATGATTCTTTGAGCTTTCAGATACTCTTTTTGAAGTTTTGTAAGAGTTACCGTATTATCGGTGCATTGGAGTTTTTCAATCGCAGCTTCGATTTTTGCATTTAACTCTCTTTGTGCTTTGTTCTTGTTCTGCGGTGTGTCCTTTGACTTTGACACCGACATAATCTTATCTTTCCCTGTCAATGGATCTTTGTAACGTTCACGGTACAATACAGTACCATTTTTTTTAGTATAACACCACATAAAAAATCCCTCCTTTATTGATTTGTAAAGAAGGGGATGGTATAATATGTTTGTATGTTTTATGTATGCCATCCCCTTAGATGGTGTATCTGAGTCCCTCGTGCGCCAACACGGGGGATTCTTTTTGTTATGAAGTTATGATGCAAGGTACAATCTGTACCCAAGTTGTAAAAGTTGCACCGGTGCAACAGCTGCAGGTGATTTGGGGTTGAAAAAATCAACCAATTAGCATATAATACACTTAACAAGACAGCCGAGCGATAGATACGACCTATCCGTCCGGCAAACTATTCAAAGAAAAACACCTTGTGCTTGACCGGCTGAGGTGTTTTTCTTACTTTCTATGATTCAGAATCGTTACAATAAGTATTGCAATGGTAAGTAACACCATGAATTCCTCATATGTACTCATAAGGCACCACTCCCTTCCAAGACTCGAACGGATATGGTGTAACACCTCTCGGCTGCCCGGTTAAGTGTATTATATTGTTTATTTATTGCAAGTTTCAATACAGGGTACACTGTATTGGTAATTAGTTGGATCTAGTTATTGCTGGGTTTATAATGAATATAGTATTTCATCTCATTTTTATCAGTATAGCTTTCACCATTTTCTATGATTGTGGGTATATATTTTTTGGATAAATAATCTAAATCTGTTAACTCGGTAAAAGAATATTTATAATCTGTATTTTTAATCCGGTATTCCTTAAAGTGTGAATCATAAATATATCCACCTGCTCGTTTAGCATATACCTTAAATCTAACGCAACCTAATGGCGAATGATATAAAAGCTCAAATTCATTTGCAAGGATATATAGATAAAATCTGTCTATATCTGCGCCGCATGATACAAATAAATTAATAATGTAATCGCAAACACTTTTTTCTTTTTCATTTAGGGCATCACGAGTACCGTAGTATTCACATACAGAAACCCTGGAAACGATTTCAAGGTAATTATGTAGGTCGGAAATATCTTTGAAATAAGATTTCCAATGTGCCTCATTTTTGTTTTCTTGATGTGCGAATAGTGGACTATCGCGTAGCAGTTTTCGATCTTCATTACAAACAATAATAGAAATCCATTTAACATTTTCAGATATTTTAATTCTGAGAATGTTATTAATTCCATAAAATAAAGATGTGTAATTTTCAGATCGGTGTTCTATTTTAAATTCATCATGATCCCATCCTAATTTAGTTAGTTCATCAATAAAATAGAAACAAGCATTTTCTTCTTTCATAGAATCTGGCTCTTTACTTTCAAACGTTGATTTTAGAGTAGACTCTTGCGGGATGGTCAAATATATATTTGATGAATCTTTATGCGGAACAATTAAGGTAGCGCATTTATTGCATAATCCATCTGCATTTACATGAAGAAACAGTCCTTTTTTTCCACACTTTTTACATACTGCCATATAGGTATCCCCCTTTGTATATTAAAATTTTTTAATTTCTCGTATTTTAGCTCGTATATTTTGTTAAATATCGTTTTACCATATATAGAACCGTATTTTATTTCAAAAAATAAAAAACAATCTAATCATGGAGCATATATTGAATGAAAATATTAGTTTGGCAGATAAGAACAGCAAAACGGATCACATTAGTAGAACTGGCAAAGCGGTCTGGCATCGGAAAGTCTACGATCAACAATATTGAAAACGAAAAAGTATCTCCGACATTGATGCAACTGGAATCGCTGGCGGCAGCTCTTGAGGTCCATATAACTGATCTGTTTGAATCTGACTGGAAATAATTTCCATAATTATGGAAATATCGCTAATTATTTCATGCATCACCCCGAAATATGCTACTATACCAGAGAGGAGGTGGGGACTCTATGAACTACAAAAGAGCAATCCTCGATATATTGGGGAAGATACACGACGATAAAATCCTGAAGCGGATTTATAACTTTGTTCGGTATCTGTACATCGGAGCTGGCAAATAGCCAGCTCTTTTTAATCCTCTTTATTCTGGTTTTCATAAAATGAAGATATGTTTTTCAAGATTCTTTCCAAAGCATGAATATCTTCATCGCTCATATCTATCATCATCTTAAATAAGTTTTTACGACTTTCATCTTGACCAAACATGATCTGATCAATACGTGCCTGAAAATCATCATCGGTAGCGACGAACATTTCACCTTCTCCAGTAGTCAGCCACATGTAATCAACATTGAATTCACGACAAATTGCTTTTGTCATTTGTTCAGTTAAATTTCTGTTTCCTTTTTCTATATTGGAGATAGCTACTTTTGTAACACCTAATCGATCACCGAATTTCTCGAGAGTAAGTCCAAGAGAAGTACGTATTTGTTTTATTCTTTCTCCTTGTTCCATATCAAATACCTCCTTGTTTTCATTAGAATACCACCTTTAAGAATGAATTGCAATAGAAAAAGTAATCAGAGATAACAAAAAAGTGTTGACAAAGTAATCTGTGATACCTATAATGTAATCAAAGATAACAAGGAGGTGAACAGAGTGACAAGAGACGAGAAAAAGACAAACATTGAAAACATGGCAGAATCTGTGATGTCTGTAAAGAATCCCGCGGAGCAGTCAATGATGTTCATGGCGATGTCGGCATATGCGGAAGGCAAGGCAGCAGGTAAAGCGGAAGAGCGTCAGCGTTACAAAAAGGAAGCAGGGTAAAGGGAAGGAGGCGAGAATAGGAAGATGGAAGAGAAACAGGAAGAATATGATTCATTATGTAAAAAAATGGATTTGTTGAACAGAGAGATAGATAGAAAAAGCAGATATATATTTACTCTCGAAAAACTTGAAACATTGGATACAACGGCTATCGAGATTTGTGAGCTTATTCAGAAAAAAGTAAGTGATTTGGAAATTCATGGAGGCGCAAAAATAGATCTTGATGTAATCAATGCATTATCAAACGCAATAAGTGCAATAGGGAATTATCGAAGTCAGTTATTTTCGTTAGAAAAACCCGCCAGAGAAAACCACTGACGGGAGAATAAGAGCTATGGCAAATTCTGCTTTACCAGAGCAGAGAGCACTTGACCGGCAACAGAGGAAATAACATTCAATGCAAAGCTTCCAACTTTGTTACATATTTTTTTAGTTTCTTTCCACACTTTGGCATCACGAATTGTTTCCAAAAATTGATGTCCATTGTAAGTGATGTCGGTTATTTCATAAATGATTGCTGTGTCATCGGCATGAAGAATAATTGCTTCAATATAGTCGGCTTCTTTAAGCTTGAGTACAGAATAATTGATATCGTCGGTACTGTAATCAGAAAGCGCAGATACAAGCGTTTGGAAAGGCAATGATTCTCCATATGGAACTTTTTCGACTTCTAATAGAATTGCGCGTATGCAATCAACATTTAGTTTCATAAAATGCTCCTTTCGTAAGTACTTGGTTCTGGCAGGAACCTGTAAGGAGAGTATAGGAGTTGAGAGAAAAATAGTCAAGCAGATGGGAGGCAGCAGAAGGGGCGTCTATTAAAAAAAATTTACAGAGACATTCTATAAGCAGAAGGGAGATGAGTAGAAGATGGGAATAGTTGATGCTTTTACAGCAGAAACGCCAATTACGATTAAACAGCCGCAGTATTACAATATGGTGTTTCAGGCAGCAAAGATGGAGCTGCTTGAGAATGCGGTCATGGCGGATGTGCCTAATAAGCATATCCGGGCAATGATGGGACACAGAGATGAAGTCCAGATTGGAGGATATGAGAAAGATGATGAAGACTGAATTCGAGGACCTGATTCACGGAGTTGTGACAGATGAGGAGTACGAGCTGATCGAGACCGTATACATGTGGCATCCGGCAATCCGGAATACATCCGGTAAGGAAGAAGTAGCGGAGCTGTATAAGAGCTTTGGGATCATAATCTTCAAAGATATGTACCCGCGTGCAATGAAGCTAAAGGAGATTGATGAGGAGATTCGGTCGCTTAATCGGGCGAAAGACAGCTTGATTGCGAAACGGGAACGATTGAAGCGAGCATGAGGTTGAAACGGTAACAGAATGTCACCGGTTGGGTTGAGTCGGTGACAATTTGTCACCAACTGAATTTTATCAAAGAAAGGAAGTGAGGAGCATGGAGATAACATCTATCAAATACATTAGCGCTTCGCCTTACGTGACTAAGGCACAGATCATGAAGTCACTGGATATATCTGCGCGGACAGTATCGAACCGGCTTGCAGAGATTGACGAGTACGTGCAGAAGGGACGCTATGGAAACTACACGATCCTCGATGGCTGCGGCGTGACGTATGTCAACTATCTTGCATTTGTAGACTTTCTCCGTTATCGGAAGGAATTGAAGGCAGGGCGCAAGGTGCCGCCGTTCAATCCGACATCGGTCGCGAGACAGATCGGATGGGGAAACCTGCAGGCTGAATATCAGTAGAAGGGATGAGAGGATGAGTAACAAGATGATCATAACAACATATAAGCTGGCGACGATCGCAATGGTGGAAGGTGCAGTGCTGCTGTGGATGGGGCTGATATACGGCTTTTGGATAATGATAGCCGGAACGATCTGGCAACAGCTGATCGCACTTGCGAATGAAACGGAGGAAGAAGATGAGACTGAAAGACGAGAAACTGAAGCGCCCGGCAAAGCCGACGCGAAAGCAAAAAGAAATTATGGCAAAAAACGGATTGCGCTGGGAAAACTGGAATGTCGTAGCAGACTGTGCAGATCACATCATCGTAGAGAGCAAGGCATCAGACAGAAAAAGGGTGGCGTACAAGTGACGAAGATGGATGAGATCATGTATAAGGCATATATGAGTGCAAAGAGCTTCGCTGGATTGGAACCGCCGGCAGGATGCCTGTACATAGGCAGCAGGATCGCGAATGGCGACCGGTATCGGTATTGGGTAGCAGAGGATGGCACCTATTATCAGGAGTCAACCGGAGAAGCTGCACTGAAAAGAAAAAGAGCCGGCTGAAAACCGGCTCAGGTGTAACACCTCGAATCTGAACAATTTGAGTGTATCACACCAAGCTTATATCGTCAAGAAAAGCGGGATAAAAGCTCGCTTTGAGACAGTATTAGCATATTAAAGTTAGGGACAAGGATACACTTTCGATGGCATACAGAAAACATACATACTATTTTCAAAATTCCATAGAGCATGCATATAAGTTCGCAGGGCATACAGGAGCAAAAGGCGAGCACCGGGCGAAAAGGAAGAAACCGACACCGGAGACGGTGAAGCGGCAGAATCAGATCAACAAGGAGAATAAGTATCGACACTTGCTGAAAGCGAACTTCCTACCTGGTGACTGCTGGGTTACATTGAAGTACCCGGCAGGTACGCGAAAAAGCATGGATGCGGTCAAGCAGGATTTGGCACTGTTCGACAAGCGCATGCGGAGAGACTATGCAGCACACGGCGAGAAGTGGAAGTGGATCAGACGCGTAGAGATAGGCAAACGTGGTGGTATTCACATCCATCTGATTTGTAATCGGATATGGAATACCGAACTACTGATAGCAAAGAACTGGCGGGGATTATCACAACAAAGGAAACCGGTCCGGGATGAAGAAGGATTCGGACAGCTTGCATCGTATCTGTGCAAACCGCTTCCGGAAGAGCTTGAACAGGAAAGCATATTTGATCCGGAAGAGATCAAGCGTGCATCCAGTCTTTCTTCAAGCAGAAACTTAGTACGTCCAGAGCCGGAGAAGAAAGCATATGTCCGGCGGACAATGAAGAAGATCATCACGGATGGACCGGTAGCCCGTCCGGGGTATTACATAGATAAAAAATCAATTCGAATTGGCATAAATCAGGTAACAGGGTACAGCTATGTCTATTACACAGAAGTAAAGATACAGCAGACCAAGAGAGTGATACGAGCGCCGGGCGACGATTTGGCGAAGTTGCACCGGTGCAACGAAAGGAAGAGGCGAAAATGCAGGAAGTGAGGATATATATTGAGACTTCGACGATTGCACCGCGTGCTACAAAGGCAGATGGTATGTACGTGATGGAAGCATACGAGGATGGAAAGCAGATGCTGTACAAGGGTGAGCCTGTGATCGTGTATGAAGTCATGCATTTTGAACATTGCAACACGAATATAATCACGCTGACGCTGCTCATTGCGGCGCTGGAGCGTATGCAGAAGGGATGTATCGTGCATATTCACACACGCACGGAGCATGTATTCTGGACACTCAAAAATGACTGGTTGACCGGCTGGAAGAAAACCGGTTGGAAGTCGGCACGAGGTGTTGCGATTAAGAATGCGGAGATGTGGGAAAAAGTCGAGTATTTACTCAATAAAAATGAGAGTTGGACTGTATCCGAGGACACGCACGAGTGGAAGACTTGGATGCAGGAGAAGATGAAGAAAAAGGAAGCATGTTAAGAAGGTGAAAAAATTGTCAAATATAGAAATACGTAATCAGAAGATTATAGAAAATATCAAGCTGGTGTATTTCCATCTGAACAAATATCGTGGATTTCCCAATTATGAGGATATTGTTCAGGTGGGTATGCTGGCATTAGTGGAGGCTATCGACAGAAGCAAGGATTTGGAGCATCTGAATCGTAATTACATAGGACTTTATATACGTGGATATGTGGAGCGATTTGTCAATTATGAAGATGTACCGCTTCGGACGCAATTCAATAGACCGGACATAGAGAAACCACAGTATGTGGCAGCGGATAAGGCAGTTAACGAAGATGGAGAGTCTTATGCAGATGTATTTCTTGCAGATCCCCATGATTATATTGGAGAGCTGGTTACTATGATAGATTTCGGGCATATGGTAGATCAGCTGTCTCCGAGAACACAGAAGCCGATGCGGTGCATGCTGCAGGGATATGGCATGACCGATACAGCCAAAATGTGCGGTATATCGTTTGAACGAGTGAGACAGATCAAGAAGCTGTGTAATCGAGAGCTTGTTGCAAGTGAGGTGTGACATGACGTATAGAGAATTTTTAGAAAGCAAAATCGACCTTGCAACAGACAGCGGATTTGCGGTTGATCGTTCAAAGATCAATCCGGCATTGAAACCACACCAGGCAGATGCTGTTGCATGGGCACTTAAGGGCGGACGCCGGGCATTGTTTGAAGCATTCGGTCTTGGAAAGACGGTACAGGAGATAGAATTCTGTCATTTGGCAGCAGAACATACCGGCGGCAGAGCTTTGATTGTTTTGCCACTTGGCGTGAAGCAGGAGTTCACCAGAGATGCGGTGGAACTGCTCAGATATGAGAAGCCGGAGTACTGCCGAACAATGGAAGAGGTCAAGGCGTGTGACAGTCAGATCGTGCTGACAAACTATGAGAGAGTGAGAGATTGTGATATAGATCCATCGTACTTTGCTGCAACGTCACTGGATGAAGCAAGTGTTCTCCGCTCATTTGGAAGTAAGACTTATCAGACATTTTTGGATAAATTCAAGAATGTTCCGTATAAGCTCGTAGCAACGGCTACACCATCGCCGAATAAGTACAAGGAGCTTATACACTATGCCGGATATCTGGAAGTCATGGACACCGGACAGGCACTGACAAGATTCTTCCAGCGGGATAGTACAAAGGCAAACAACCTGACCCTGTATCCGAATATGGAAGATGAGTTTTGGCTGTGGGTGTCAAGCTGGGCGCTGTTCGTTACAAAGCCGTCGGATATAAATCCCGACTACTCAGATGCTGGATACGATCTACCATCGCTCGATGTCAGATGGCATGAGATACCGATTCATTACGGAGATACAGCAGACAGGGACGGCCAGATGCAGCTTTTTCAGGAAGCGGCGGAAGGATTGAAAGAAGCAGCGGCGGTCAAGCGGGACAGTATAGACATCCGTGTGCAGAAGATGAAAGAGATTGTTGACGCATCACCAGGTGATCATTTCCTGTTGTGGCACGATCTGGAGAGCGAACGGCACGCAATCAAGAAAGCGTTGCCTGAGACGGTCGATATCTATGGATCCATGGATTATGAGACGAGAGAACAGCGTGTAATTGATTTCTCGAATGGAAAGACACGGCTGTTTGCAACAAAGAAATCATTGTCCGGATCTGGATGCAATTTTCAGCGGTATTGCCACCGGGAAATATTCCTTGGCATTGATTATGAGTTTAATGATTTCATACAGGCAATTCACAGATGTTACCGGTTCTTGCAGGCAGAATCAGTAGTGATTGACATTATCTACATGGAGAACGAGCGGCAGATCAAGGAAGCATTGCTGGAAAAATGGAAGAATCATAATTATATGGTCCAGCGGATGGTTGAGATCGTGAAGAAATATGGACTGAATTCAGCGAACAAAGCTGAACGATTGGAAAGGAAGATGGGAGTGGAAGGAACAAGAGAAGAACGAACCGTACGAGGAAATCACTATGAAGCGGTATATGGCGATTGTGTGGAAGAAACACGTGTCATGGCAAGCAACAGCGTTGATCTGATACATACGTCAATACCGTTCGGCAATCACTACGAGTACAGTGCAAATTATAACGACTTTGGACACAATCAGGATACAGAAAGGTTCTTTGAACAGATGGACTACCTGACGCCGGAGCTTCTGCGGGTGCTGAAACCGGGCAGAGTGGCAGCAGTGCATGTTAAAGATCGGGTGCTGTTTGGAAATGCGACTGGTACCGGTATGCCGACAATCGAGCCGTTTCATGCGGATTGTATCGAACATTACATGAAGCATGGTTTTATGTATTTCGGCATGATCACCGTTGTGACGGATGTTGTGCGGGAGAATAACCAGACATACCGCCTTGGTTGGTCTGAGCAGTGCAAGGACGGCACTAAAATGGGTGTAGGATGCCCGGAATATATCTTGTTGTTTCGAAAGCTACCAACGGATCACAGCAAAGCATATGCGGATGATCCGGTGTCAAAGAGCAAGGCAGAGTACACAAGAGCACAGTGGCAGATAGATGCGCACGGTTATTGGAGATCATCGGGCAATCGTCTGATCAGTAAGGATGAGCTGAAAGAGATCTCTGTGGATAATCTGCAGAAAGCATATAGAAAATACAGCAGAGAGAGCGTGTACAACTATGAAGAGCATGTGAAGCTTGCAAAAGAACTTGATAAGGACGGCAGACTGCCAGCCTCTTTCATGGTGGTTGCTCCGGGATCATGGAACCAGCTTGAGGTATGGGATGATATCAACCGCATGCGGACGCTTAATACGACACAGAGCCGGAGAAGAGCGCAGATGCATGTATGTCCGCTTCAGCTTGATATTGTGGAGCGAATCATCAACAGATACAGCAATCCAGGAGATGTCGTATATGATCCGTTCGGCGGACTTATGACGGTACCAATGACGGCGGTTAAGATGCACCGCTTCGGTAAAGGCTGTGAGTTGAATCCGGATTATTTCCGAGATGGTGTGGGATATTTACAGGCAGCAGAAAATGAGATGGACGAGCTGACACTGTTTGATTTTATGCCGGGGGTGATGGAGTGATACATGGAGAGCTTATTGTAGACAATTTTGCTGGCGGTGGCGGAGCTTCGACAGGCATCGAAATGGCAACAGGATACAGCGTTGATATAGCCATCAATCATGATCCGAAAGCTATACAGATGCACAAAACCAACCATCCAAGAACAAAGCATTATTGTGAAGATGTGTGGCAGGTAGATCCGATTGCAGCATGCAAAGGAAATCCGGTAGGACTTGCCTGGTTTTCGCCGGACTGTAAGCATTTCAGTAAGGCAAAAGGTGGAAAACCAAAGGATAAGAATATCAGAGGTCTTGCGTGGGTAGCCTGTCGGTGGGCGGGTCTTGTAAGACCAAGAGTAATCATGCTTGAAAATGTAGAAGAGTTCAGAACATGGGGACCATTAAACCGACGCCATCACCCAATTAAGAACAAACAGGGCAAGACCTTTGAACGGTTTGTAAAACAGCTTGAAGAGTTAGGGTATGAAGTACAATTCAAAGAACTTGTGGCAGCGGACTATGGAGCTCCAACAATGCGAAAAAGATTCTTTATGATTGCACGTTGCGATGGGAAATCAATCGTCTGGCCAGAGCCTACACATGCACCGGCGGACAGTGAGGAAGTCAAGGCAGGGTTGCTTAAACCTTATGTTGGAGCATACACGCAACTTGATTTTAGCCTGCCGTGTCCGAGCATTTTTGACACTTCTGAAGAGATTAAGGAAAAATATGGTATCCGGGCGGTACGACCGCTGGCTCCGAAGACGATGGAACGGATTGCAAGAGGACTGAAAAAATTCGTTTTGGATAATCCAGAGCCGTTTATCATTCAGTGCAACCACAGCGGAGATCGTAGACCAAACGATATCCGGGAGCCGATGCCAACTATAACAGGAAAGCATGGATATGGAGTTGTGGAACCGTATATTGTACAGATAGGGCAGACTGGATTTACTGCGGATCGTAGTAAGGACGTGAGGGAACCACTAACAACAATCGTGAGTAAAAACGAACATTGTCTTATTAGCCCTACGTTGATTCAGTACCATTCTGAGACAGCACATGGAGAAGTGCGAGGACAGACAATAGGAGATCCGATCATGACAGTTGATGGTTCCAACCGATACGGATTGGTTACATCGTTTCTAAGCAAGTTCTATAAGACATGCGTGGGACAAGATGAAAGAGATCCGTTACATACAGTTACAACGTCTGCGGGGCATTTTGGAGAAGTCCGGGCATTTCTGATCAAATACTATGGTGATGCTACTGGACAGGACATTGAACAACCATTAGACACGGTTACCACAAAGGATAGGTTTGGTCTTGTAACGATTGAGGGTGTTGATTACCAGATTGTGGATATCGGACTTCGAATGTTGGAACCACGAGAGTTATATGGATGCCAGGGATTTCCAGATGATTACATTATTGATCATGATTATACTGGCAAGATATATCCAAGAACGGAACAGGTAAGAAGGTGTGGCAATGCGGTATGCCCACCGATACCGGCTGCACTTGTGAGGGCAAATCTTCCGGAAATGTGTATTGCAAGAAGAACAGCAAATATGAGAGTAGCAGAGGGAGCAAATGGACAGTTGATGTTTGCGTAGGAGGTAGATATGGAACAGGAACAATTTGACTTCTTGGAAGATATTGAGATAGACAAGCCGGACGTGGAATTCCAGAAGTGGAAAGAACAGAAGCGTGAAGCAAAAAGTCGGATGATTGCCATGCAATGTCAGCCTTACGAAGTAAAAAAGGAGCGATCAAAGCTTCGGGCAATCGAATTCCTTCAGGAGATGGAAAAGCGTGATAAGACAGCGCATGTCAGTGTTGGTGGACTTGATAGCATTACATTGCATGTGTTCTTGAAATCTATCGGAATTGACGTACCGGCAATATCAGTATCAAGTCTGGAAGATGCAAGTATTCAGAAAGTGCACAAAGCGCTTGGTGTGACAATTCTGCATTCATATAAGACAAAGACACAGGTATTGAATGAGGTTGGATTTCCGGTAATCAGTAAGCGTATAGCAGGTAAGATTGCATTGTTACAGAATCCGACGGAAAAGAATAAAACGGTCAGACATGCGATTATTACAGGTGAATGTGGAGAACTCGGACATTTTCAGAAGAATAGCCGGATGAAATTGCCGCAGAAGTGGTTGAAATTGTTCGGAGGGTATGAAAACGAAAATGAAGGAGTGAACTATCAGAAACCGGATTTCAAGGTATCAAATGATTGTTGCTACTGGCTCAAAGAAAAACCATGTGACGACTGGGCGAGGGAACATCAGAGCTATCCGTATCTTGGAATGATGGCATCGGAAGGTGGGCAGAGAGAAGAAGCGCTTACCGATCATGGATGCAACTACTATGGAAAAACCACAATGCGATCGGCTCCATTTGCTCCGTATATGCGAAATGACATATTAAAGCTGGCATTGGAAATGGATGATTGGTATCACAAAAACATGGATGTGTTTGAGAAGTTGTACTATGAGCAACCTTACAGCAAAGACAAGAATGGAAATGTAATACCATATGAGCCGGTTGAGAGCATAATACCGGATATTTACGGCGATGTAGTACAGGATCAGTGCGGAAATCTTCGGACTACTGGAGCACAGCGAACCGGATGCAGTATGTGTGGCTTTGGCATTCACATGGAGAAAAGACCACATAGATTTGATAAATTGCGAGAACGTAACCAGAAAGAATGGGAGTATTACATGTACCAGTGTTGTACAGATCCTAAGACTGGAGAGAAATATGGCTGGGGAAGAGTTCTCGATTACATAGGCGTTCCGTGGGAAGATTACCCAGCAATTCAGATGGAGTTGCCGTTAGATCAGATGATGTAGCGTCGAAATTTGTCGAACTTTGAAAATTGAATAGTGATGGTTGGAATGGTATAATATCCTTACCAATACGAAGGAGGATATGTACTATGGGAAATGTAGATCAGTTATTCAAAGAATATGGTGTTACAAAAGATGAGCAACGCAAAATTATGGATGTAATGGATAAATACAGAATCCGGATTTCAAATGGTGAAAAAGTTAGTTATTCGGAATATGAATCGGACATTATATCTATATTTGGTGGAAACCGTCAGGCAATGTTGCGTCAACCGGCTATTGAATATCATTTTTGCGAATTTGTCGCAAGAGATTTCATGGAAGACGGAAGATGGGAAGAAGTATTTCATGCTTTGTATGACAAATTTCCAAAGTTTGGAGGAAAAATAGAATAGTCAATAATGACACCGGTACCAACCATCATTATTCGATGGTTGGTATTTTTTTGCGCAAAAATAGGTAGTGGAAGGAGTGGAAGTTGTGAAAAACTGTCCATGTAAGGAATGCGTAGACAGGAAAGTTGGTTGTCACAGTGTATGTGGGAAGTATAAAGCATTCACAGAGACACAACGAAAAAAGAATGAATGTATAAGAAAACAGAAAGAAGCATTGAGTGAGTATCTTGATATGAAACAGGAATGTGTAAAGAGAGCAAAAAGGAGGATGCGTAATGGCAAATAAAGGAACATGTAAGTACTGTATGAATATTGTACTCTTTGGCGAAGAGATACCAAATGAGCAGGCAGAGGAGCATGCAATCATGATGTGCGACTGCCCTGGAGCACGGATTCACCAGAGAGCACGGAAACGGCAGGAGAAGGCAAAGGACAACATTGAGCTGGCTATTCATGAGACGGACGAGAAAGTATGCGAGTATCTGAAACAGTGCGTGGAGCTTGTTGATCGGAGAAACATAGTGAAGATAACAGCGGACAATGGAAGAGGTGTTAAGATCACGATCAGCAAGACAAATAAGGACACAATCAAGGTAACGAAAAAAGTGAGCAAGGACGTGGTTTATGATGAGTAGATTGATAGATGATATGAGCTTAAAAGATCGAGTAAGTGAGTACACTTTGAGCTCGGATGAATACGAACGGTTCTGCAGAATTATTGACGCAGAACCTACGGCATGCAACGTAGATAATGTTTTGAAACAACTGGAAGAGGAAAAAGAGCTTTCATATGCGGATTTTGACAAGTATGTGGATGAAATATGTCCTTGCTTGGATACAGAATATGATGACTTGTACCACAGAGGACTGGATAGAGCAATCGAGATAGTAAAGCAAGGAGGGAAATCATGAGTAGATCTATCATGCAGAACAAAGACGGATGATGTAGCATCGAAATGGAGGATATGAGCATGTACATAGAAGAAATAACAGAGCAGACGGTTATTCCGAATCTGATGGATGATGAGAACGTCTGCATGATTAAGAAAAATTATTCCGGCAAGCTGGAGATCAGTGAGCTTGCCACGTTCAAGATCTCGCAGATTAAGAAGTATATGGAACGTAAAGATGTTGCATTTGTTATCGTAAAGGAAGATGAAAAGGGAGATGTGAATCATGAGTAAATCTATCATACAGAACAAAGACGGATGTTGTTACATGTGCGATCTGCTCGGAACAAGGCAGCAGGGCTATACGATTGAAGAGCATCATTGCTTTGGAGGACCAAACCGAAAACTGTCCGAAAAATATGGACTGAAGGTTTATCTTTGCCCGGAGCATCACCGAACGGGACCGGATGCGGTACACCAGAACAGCGACTATATGCAGATATTGCACGAAGCGGCACAGAAGGCTTTCGAAGAGCACTATCCAGATAAGAGCTTCCGGGAGATCTTCGGGAAGAATTACCTGTAAAGTCTAGTAAATACTAGATAAAGATGCACATTGAAAAGTGAATACTGGTCAGAAATTTTTCATCTTTTTTAATAAAAAGTATTGACATACGGTACACCGTATGATATTATAATACTTGTAAGGAGGTGAATAAGAAATGGCTAAGAAAAAACAAAAGAAAAAGCCCAAACTTGAAAAAGTCGCAATCGTAACAGGCATCCTGCAAGGCATAGCAACCATCGTATGCTTGATCTACGAAACCTTCTTCAAGTAAGGGCACAGGCGGTGGGAAATCCCCCCCCCCCCGCCTAATTTTATTCTAAGCCATTTTTGAAGATATGTCTATAAGAAAAGTATTAACAATTATTAGCACCTGTTCGGCGGCGGTTCTTGTGTACTATGCAATCAGAAAAGGATTGGATGCGGCTATTGCAATAGCACTTGTATTGAGTGTGGCATCAATTGGATTAAATATATATTGTGAGGTGCACGATGGAAGAAAAGAAGATTAGACCGCAGGACAAGTGGAATGCAAAAGCTGGCTTGATAAGCAAATCATATAAGCTGAAGCGAGATCTGGTAGAGGCATTTGCAGATGCATGTGAGAAGGCTGGAGTAAGTCAAGCTGGACAGCTTAGCATGATGATGAAAGAATTCATCGAGAAAAACAAGTAAATACAAGAAAAGGAAAGGTACTGACCAGTATTCATTGGTTGGTACCTTTTTTATTTTGGCACTAAGAAAATATATCATAAATCTAAAGAAGGAAGGGGGTGAGAATCCGGGAAACCGGGTACTATGGCAGAACTGTTGATTGAGATTGATGAGAGATACAAGGATGCACACGGCAATCCAAGAGTGCTTGCAGTATGTCCGTGTTGTCACGAAAGAAAGTGGTATCTGGGAAATAAAGGAGAGATTCTTGATCAGATGCAATGGAGCAGCGTGCACTATTGCGATAACTGCGGTACAAAGCTGGATTGGAAAGCTGAGCGAAAGACTGAGACACAGAAGATCCGGGAGCAGACACTGCTGGAGTTCCTGAATGAATATTACAAGGACAGTGGAGGCAGCAGGAGCGAAAGCTATATTATAGCGTATCAAACAGCACGGCGCCTGTTGGATGCGTGGAACGAAGAAGAACAGCAGCATATAAATGCAAGAGTATATGATCGGAGGATATAGAGATGGCAAAAGTATATATTGGAGTAGGACATGGTGGGAGTGATCCAGGAGCAGTGAAGTATCTTGTAGAAAAGGATATTGATTTGCAGATGGCAAAGGGATGCCGCGATTATCTGAAAGAGCATGGCGTAGATGTATTGATTAGCAGAACTGGAGATATTGATAGCTCAATCAACGAAAAGACAACAATGTGCAATCATTGGGGCGCAGATCTGGCACTTGATATACATAACAATGCAGGCGGCGGAGAAGGCTTCGAAGTATGGCACAGTGTGAACGGTGGCAAAGGAAAGGGGCTTGCACAGAACATAGAGAAAGAAGTTGTGAAGATCGGGCAGAAAAGCCGAGGCTTAAAGACAAAAAAGAACGCCTACGGAAGTGATTATTTTGGATTTATTCGACAGACGAAATGCCCGGCGATTATCTGCGAGGGTGTATTTGTAGATAATAAAGCTGATGCAGCAAAAGCGGATACAGAAGAGAAGTGCCGCGCGTTTGGTGTAGCATATGCAAAAGGAATCCTTGCGACGCTTGGACTTGGAATGAATACAGAACAGAATGCAGCTGGAGAAACAAAGGAATCGGAGCAGGCAGCAGTCCAACCAGAGCAGACACAGACAGATACATATAGAGTTAAGGTCACAGCATCGGCACTGAATATTCGTAAGGATGCAGGTACAGCAAATGCAATAATCGGAGTGATCCGGGACAAGGGCGTATATACGATTGTGGCGGAAAAGACAGTATCCGGGCAGAAATGGGGAAAGCTGAAAAGTGGTGCAGGCTGGATATGTCTGGAGTACACACAGAAAGTATAAAGGAGCGTGAGAAAGGTGAGACAAAGAAACTCGGTCGCCAGCTATAACATTGGGAAGCATAGATTCTTGGAATTGTACCACTACTGTATGCAGTATCCGGACTGGATAAAAGAGATTCGAGAACTGCGAGGACTTCGGTCGCATGAAACCGGAGCAACAGGAAGTGGATTGTCGAACCCAACGGCAAGCGCAGCGATCAAGGCAGCAGAACTAAGCAAGAGATGTAAGGTGATTGAAGATACGACAGTGGAAGCAAACAAGGAACTTGCACAGTATATCCTTGCGGGAGTAACAGATGCTGAGTGCACATATCCGGTGCTTGAAGCGCGTGGGATGCCAGCATCGCGTGCATTATACTATCGCAGTCGGCGGAAGTTCTACTATCTGTTATCTAAGAAAGTGAAGTGAGAAGATATGAAAACGGAGTATGAGATCATTGAGGAATATATTGATTACTTTAACGAAAAGGAATTTGTAGAGAGCCTGACGTTGCAAGATCAGATGCTTTATAGACTTGCATTAAGAGAGACGTATTCATACTTGTTTTTTAAGCTATACATAAGAGTGAGAGAATTCTTCGGAAGTTTTAAGAAAAAATGAAAGTGGAGTACTCAGGGGACATTTTAAGTGATATTATGATAGCATAAGATATTTGAGAGACACGAAGGCAGCAGTTGTATGGAAACATATAGCTGCTGTTTTGCGTAGAAAGGAGAGACGATGAACCAGACGATATGTACAGCAGTAGGAATGATTGGATCTGCGATTGCTTCGGTATTTGGTGGATGGGATGCGGGAACCGTAACTTTGCTCATATTCATGGCGATTGATTATGTATCCGGTTTGGTTGTAGCGGGAGTGTTCCACAAAAGCAACAAGACAGATACCGGAAGCCTGGAGAGCAAAGCAGGATGGAAAGGCTTATGCAGAAAGTGCATGACACTTGTGTTCGTGATCGTGGCATACAGATTAGATCTTGTGATTGGAACGAATTATATCCGCGACGCGGTTGTGATTGCATTTATCGCAAATGAAACGATATCACTGGTAGAAAACGCAGGACTTATGGGCGTAAAGCTCCCGGCAGTAATCACAAAGGCAATCGATGTCCTTCAGAAGAAATCAGAGGAAGAATGATGTATAACGATACCAGATGGAAAAGGAAACGCGCATCCGTATTGAGACGGGATGCATATCAGTGTCAGGAGTGCAGACGCTACGGAAAGCGAAGACAAGGAGAGCATGTGCATCATGTATTCCCGGTTGAATACTATCCGGATGAGAGATACAACGACTGCAACCTGATAACCTTGTGCCAGTCCTGCCACAACAAGATGCATGACAGGGATTCGCATGAGCTGACAGCACAGGGAAAGCAGTTACAAATGCGTATGAAGAAGAGATATGGCAGCAGACTCCCCCATCTCTAGCGTTTTTGGAGCGCCGGAGGATAGAACGGTGGGTGGAGCCTTTTCCAAATACGCAGGATTTTTTGAGAAAGGGGGAAACCGGGTGAAAAAGACAGCATGGAAAAATCGAATAATATCAGCAGCCAAGGCGGTTGGCACGTATCGGGATGCTTTTCTTCCGATGATCGATACGCTCGCAAATATACTTGCAGAGCGTGACAAAATCTATCAGGAATACGTCGAAACCGGTGCCAAACCTGTAGTGGAGCATACGAACAAAAACGGAAGTACCAACATGACCAAAAATCCGCTGTTGGTGAGCTGGGGCGACATGAATACATCCGCGCTTGCGTATTGGCGTGATCTTGGGCTCACACCGGCAGGGCTGAAAAAGATTGATGAATCTGCAATCAAAACCAAGAAGACATCGGCATTAGGAGATATTCTGCGGGACATTGGCAGCTAAGAAGTATAGGCAGGTAGCGATCGACTATGCCAGGGATGTAGTTGCGGGAAAGATCATTGCCGGAAACAATGTACGAGAGTGCAAGCGATTCCTGGACGATCTGGAACGTGATGATCTGGAGCTGCACACGAAAGAGCCGGATTTTGTGATCAATATCATTGAGCGGGTAATGGTTCACGTGAAGGGAGAGGACCTGCAAGGGCACTCTCTGCGGAATACTCCGTTGATATTGCAGCCGTGGCAGATATTCATCGTATATAACTTAATAGGATTTTACTATAAAGGTACTCAGATCAGACGATACAAAGAGGCCTTTATTTTTATTCCGAGAAAGCAGGGCAAGACGCTGTTTGTGGCGGCGCTTGCGTTTGCACTTGGCCTTCTGGAAAGAAGATCAGGAGCGACAATCTATATTGTGGCCGCCGCCTTGAAGCAGGCGAAGCAGAGCTTTGACGACATCCTGCATACATTGCGGTACCGTGGCATGATAAACGAGTTTAAGGTGCTGAATAACAATGCACAGCATTCCATCGAGTACACTTTTTACAACGAGAATGAAGAGCCGGAGGGTTCCTTGTACATCGAAGCACTTGCCAGCAATCCGGACACGCAGGATTCATTCAACTGTAACATAGCCATCGCGGATGAGGTGCATGCGTTCAAGCGTGCATCGCAGTACAACCGATTCAAGGAGGCAATGGCAGCATACACGAACAAGCTGATGATCGGTATCACAACTGCGGGCGATAACATGAATTCATTCTGCTATCGCCGGTTGGAATATGCAAACAAAGTGTTGGATGGCATAGTGAAGGACGATACATTGTTCTGCTTTGTATCTCGTGCCGATCAGGACGAAAAGGGAAATGTAGATTTTACCAATCCAATCCAGCATGAAAAGGCAAATCCGGGATATGGTGTGACAATCCGGCCGGAAGCTATCATGAACGATTCCATACAGGCACAGAACGATCCGCAACAGCGGAAGGATTTTCTAAGCCGCCAGTTGAATGTATATACCACGGCGATGAAGGCATATTTTGATATAAAAGAGTTCCAAAATTCAGACAAGCAGTATACCTGGAGCATAGAGGAGCTCGCAAAGCTTAATATAGACTGGTACGGTGGTGCCGACCTGTCGAAATTGCATGATCTCACGGCAGCGGCACTATTCGGACATTACAAGGGCGTGGATATCATTATCACGCATGCATTCTTCCCGGTTGTGGAAGCAGCAAGGAAAGCAGATGAAGACAACATACCGCTGTTTGGCTGGCGGGACGATGGCTGGCTGACCATGTGTAACACGCCAACGGTCAATGTCAGTGACATTGTAAATTGGTTCAAGGAGATGCGGAGCAAAGGCTTTAAGATCAAGCAGGTTGGCCACGATAAGAAGTTTGCACGTGAGTACTTTATCCAGATGAAAAAAGCAGGGTTCCGTATAGTTGACCAGCCACAGTACTTTTATGTGAAGTCGGAAGGATTCCGGCATATTGAGAAATCTGCCAAAGATGGAACGCTGTACTACCTGCACTCAGATGCATATGAGTACTGCGTGCAAAACGTGCATGCGATTGAGAAGACCGACGACATGATCCAATTTGAGAAGATAGAACCGACGGCACGTATCGACTTGTTTGATTCGAGCGTGTTTGCATGCGTCAGATACTTGAATTCGCTCGAAAAGAGCGAAAAATCAAAGAGCTGGTGGGGAGGTGAGAATGAAGATGAGTAAAAAGAATAACGTGCTACAGCGGGCACTAAGAAAAGCAAGACGAACACGATCGGCGGTGCTGATTGGAAGCGCGGAAGCATATGACATCCTGTGCGGTGATGGTTATACATCTCTGGACCAGAACCCGGAGATTGTAGCAGCCTGCCGTAAGATTGCAGAAGTGGTTGGAGCAATGACGATTCACGTCATGGAGAACACCGAACGCGGTGACGAGCGTGTGATCAATGAGCTGTCGCGAAAGATTGATATAAACCCATGCAGTAGCATGACGCGGCAGACGTTTATAGAAGCGATAGTTATGAATCTGCTCTTGTATGGCAAAGGCAATTCGGTCGTGAAAGTGTATACGGAAGATGGATATCTCTCTGATATGGAGCCGGTGGCTGCAAGCAGAGTATCATTTCAGGGCAATTACACCAGATATCATGTCCTGATTGATGGAATTCCTTATGCTCCGGATGAGGTGATGCACTTTGTATATAATCCGGATAAGACATACCTGTACAAAGGGCAGGGTGTTACAGCACAGTTGAAAGATGTCGCGGATAACCTGCGACAGGCACAGATTACAACAAATGCTTTCATGAAGAGTAAGTACAAGCCAAGCCTGATCGTTAAAGTGGATGGAATGACGGAAGAATTCTCGTCGCCAAAGGGCAGACAGAAGCTAATCAATGAGTACATGAATTCTGGCGAAGCCGGTGCACCGTGGCTGATACCTGCGGAACAGTTTGAGATAGAACAGATCAAACCGTTGTCTCTGTCAGATCTTGCGATATCCGACAATGTAAAGCTGGACAAGCAAAGTGTAGCCGCGATATTAGGAGTGCCTGCGTTCGTGCTTGGCGTTGGAGAGTACAAGCAGGATGAGTGGAACTATTTTGTCAAAACAAAAATAAAGACGATTGTCACAGGATTACAGCAGGAGATGACGCGGAAACTGATATACAGTCCGAATATGTATATCAAGTTCAATGTTCTGTCCGTGATGGATTGGGATCTGACGACGATAGCATCCGTATTCGGTTCGCTGTCAGACCGTGGTTTTGTGACTGGAAATGAAGTCAGAGACAAGATAGGCATGTCACCAAAGGAAGGCTTGGATGAACTTCGAGTGCTTGAAAACTATATACCGTGGGACATGGCAGCAGCACAGAAAAAACTGGTACAGAAGGGAGAAGACAATGGATAGACATATTCGACAGATACGATCTGTCGCATCGGAATTTAATACGAGAGAAGACGACGAAGCACTTTCGATTGAAGGTTACTTTGTCGTTTTTGATGACACTTACATTATAGCACCTGGCTACAGCGAAAGTGTCGAAAGCGGCGCATTTACTGAAACAATTTCAGATGATATCCGTGCGCTGATTAATCATGACACAAGCATGGTACTTGGGCGAACGAAAGCAGGAACACTGACACTACGACAGGATGAGCGCGGACTCTGGGGACATATAGACATCAATCCAGAGGATTCGGATGCACTGAATCTGTACGCCAGAGTGAAACGCCACGATGTAGACCAGTGCAGCTTTGGCTTTGATATTCTGGAAGAGGAGACAGATGTCCGTGAGGACGGATCTGTTCACTGGAAAATCAAGAAAGTTAAGCTGTATGAAGTGTCAGTGTGCACGTTCCCTGCTTATCAGGAGACAAGTGTTAATGCGCGACAAAAGGATATCGACACCATCCGGGCGCGAAAAAATGAGGTGTGGAAACTTGACATGAAGCAAAAATTAAAAGGAGGAAATGGATCATGTTAAAGGTTATCATGCTCAGAAAGAAGCTGAGCGAAGTCACAAAGAAGCTCACAGAGGCACGTGAGAAGACAAAGGAGCTTGCAACACGTGAGAAGGAGCTGGAAGCAGCCATTGAGGAAGCACAGACAGAAGAAGAGAAGGAGGCAGTGTCACAGGAAGTAGAGCAGTACGAAAAGGACAAGGAAGAAAATGACGAGTCAGTGAGAACTCTGGAAAAGGAAGTATCGGATACAGAGTCCGAGCTTGCAGAACTCGAAAGCAAGCAGAGACAGGCAGAACCGGCACCAGAGGCAAGAATGAGAGGAGTGGAAACAGTGAAAACAACAAGAAAGAAGTTTTTTGGTATGACAGTACAGGAGCGTGATGCGTTTTTCGCGCGTGACGATGTACATGCATTTTTAGAGCGCGTGCGTACACTTGGAACACAGAATCGTGCAATAACAGGCGCAGAGCTTACAATTCCAAGCGTGATGCTGGAGCTTCTCCGTGAGAACATTGAGGAGTACTCAAAGCTTTATAAGCATGTACGTGTGCAGTCTGTGCCGGGTAAGGCAAGACAGACGATTCAGGGCACGATTCCGGAAGCAGTCTGGACAGAGATGAATGCGGCTATCAACGAGCTGTCGTTGGTGTTCAACGATGCGGAGGTAGATGGATACAAGGTTGCCGGATATATGGTAATCAACAATGCCGTGCTGAAGGATTCCGACATTGATCTTGCATCAACCATCATCACATCGCTTGGACAGTCTATCGGATTGGCACTTGATAAGGCAATCCTTTATGGTACATCAAAGAAGATGCCAACAGGTGTAGTCACACGTCTGGCGCAGGCAACAAAGCCGGAGACTTACCCGGATACCGCGCGTGAGTGGAAGAATCTTTCTTCCTCAAACATTGTATCAATTGCAGCCGCAAAGAAGGGTGTTGATCTGTTCAAGGAGATTGTGATTGCATCAGGGAATGCCAAGGGCAAGTATTCGACAGGTAATCGCTTCTGGGCTATGAACGAGACAACCAAGACAAAGCTTGTGGCAGAGGCACTCAGCTTTAATGCAGCGGGCGCAATCGCTACCGGAATGGGGGACACCATGCCAATCGTTGGTGGTGCGATCGAAACACTCGATTTCATCCCGGACAATGTAATTGTCGGCGGGTATGGTGACTTATATCTCCTTGCCGAGCGTGAGGGAGCACAGATCACACAGTCCGAGCATGTGAAGTTTTTAGAAGATCAGACAGTATATAAGGGATTGGCACGATATGACGGTCTTCCGGTGATTGCAGAGGGCTTTGTAGCAATCGGAATCCTTGGAACTACACCGACAGCAGATATGACATTTGCAGAAGATACAGCAAATAAGGCGGCTGCATCAAGTAAGGAGTAATATATGACAGATGCAGATAAGTTGACAATGTTAAAGATCGACCTTGGAATCTCTGCCACGGTGTATGATAAGCGGTTGAGTCAGTATCTGCAGACTGCAAAGAAACGGATCGAACGGGAAGGCATCACCTTCCCGGAGGATCCACCTGTGGATGATGAAGAGCTTATCATAAGCTATGCGGCGTGGATGTGGCGCAAAAGAGCAACCGGCGAGGAGATGCCGCGCATGTTACGGTATGAACTCAACAATCGCCTGTTTGCGCAGAAAGCGAAGGTGGAAGAGGATGGATGACGAAATCATATTGATCGCGATAAAGACTGGGACAGATGATATCGGCAATCCGGTTGTTACCGAGAAAACAGAGCGGTCGGTAATATGCAAAGTACAGTCCGTTGATCGCCAGGAATTCTTCAAAGCCGGGCAGGTAGGTATGAATCCGAAGTATCGCTTTGACACAGATAAGGTAAATTACAACGGCGAAGAGCTTGTGAAGTACAAAGACAAGGTATATGGGATCTATCGCACCTATGAGCGTACAGATTCCGATACGATCGAGCTTTATGCTGAAGAGAAAGCAGGGGTGACGTATGTCGAACAAGACGATTAAAGCAGATCAGTTGGATATGGAATTGCAGTCAATCTTTTCAGCGTTTAAGCATCATGTGAATACCGCGGTCGATACGGCAGCGGAGAATGTAGCAGAGAAAGCAATAAAGAAGCTGAAAAAGACCTCACCTAAAAACAAGCATGCAAAAAGAAGAAAAAAGTACAAAAATGGATGGAAATATGAAAAGACGAAACGCGGTATGATATTGCACAACGAGCAGTACCAGTTGACACATCTTCTTGAGAACGGACATGACATCATCATCAATGGAGAAGTGCGAGGACACGCTGCTGCACACGTGCATATTGCTCCAGTAGAAGCATGGGCGCAGGATGAGTTTCCGGAAGAATTCAAAAGGCAGGTGGAAAAAGGATGACGATTGCAGATGTAAAGAAAGTCTTGTCGGTACCGGGTGTGACTGTACATTATGACCATGCACCTGTAGGCACCAAAGTACCATACGTCACATACACATGCCATGCGGACAGCAATTTCTTTGCAGATGACAAGGTATATCAGAAAATCAGTTCCTTGCGTGCTGTGCTGTATAGTACGAAGAAGAATGAGAAGCTGGAAGCGATGATCGAAGATGCTTTGAATGAAGCAGAGATTCCGTGGAGCATGACAGACGAGTTCGAGAACGAGCAGAAAGTATTTATGACCATATATGAATCTAAGACCATATAGGAAGCGGAGGTAATATAAAGATGAATAAAGAAAAAAATAAGATTAAGTTTGGATTGAAAAATACACATTACGCGATTATCACAGAGACGGAGCAGGAGGATGGAACAATCAAGAGTACATACAGTACACCAAAGAAATGGCCGGGAGCAGTAAGTATGTCGCTTGATCCGTCCGGAGAATCCAACACGTTTTATGCGGATGATACCGCGTATGCCGTATTATCAAGCAATTCTGGCTATGAGGGAGATTTCGAATCTGCAGTTGTACCAGAAGACGTAGAAATTGAGGTGATGGGACAGGAAGAAGTCGATGGTGTTCTCGTCGAATCTTCGACAGACGAACAGAAGTACATCGCACTTCTGTTTGAGTTCAACGGCGATAAAAAAGCACGCAGACATGTGTTGTATCGTTGCTCACTGACACGACACTCCGTTGCGTCTCAGACCAAGGAAGACAGCACCGAGCCTGTAACAGAGTCAGTAACGATTAAGTCTACACCGCGTCCGGACGTTGATGTAATCAATGGCAAAGAAAAGAATCTGGTTAAGGCAACAACCGGATCCAATACAAAGGATGAAACGTATAAAAACTGGTTCACAAAAGTCTGGGTACCAACATCGGCAGAACCAACAGAGGCAGCAGGTTAATATCAATCATTGAAATGGGATGGTAGAAGATACCGTCCCATTTTTCTTGCAAAAATATAAAGTTGCACCGGTGCAACAGAAACGGAGGATACTATGAGATCAGTGATCAGAATTGGACAGAGAGAAGTAGCAGTTGAGAGCAACGCAGCAACTGCGATTCGATACAAGCAGATTTTTAAGCGCGAGCTGTTAAAAGATCTTGCTAAGCTGGAAAACGTAGAAGACGTAGACAAACTTGATGCGATTGAATATACATCGAAGCTTGCGTATGTAATGAACATGCAATCCCGGAAGGAGATTAAAGAAGCTTCAGAAGAAGGGTACATTGCATGGATGGAAGAATTTGAGGAAGCAGACTTCCAGGATCCTGCGGCAATCACATCCATCCTGAACGTGTGGAATCGAAATATCACGACCACAAGTGAACTAAAAAAAGACCAAAGCCCACAGTAAGGGAGATGAATACAAACATCTTCATGCTGCGGGCTTTTTCACTACATATATCGATGCAGGACCTTGAGGAGTTAACACATGGAGATGTGCTCGACATGATGATCGAGAGCAGCAATGACACGTATAACTACCCACTCAAGGCGACGCAGGATGATTTTGATAAATTTGCAGCTATGTAAGGGGGTGGATACGTGGGACAGATCAAGGGAATTACAATTGAAATCGATGGAAAAACAACAGGGCTTACGAAAGCACTGAAAGCTGCCAATTCAGAGATCAAAACAACGAAAAGCCAGTTGAATTCGGTGGAAAAAGCACTCAAGCTTGATCCGAAAAATGTAGATCTTCTCAAAGCAAAACAGAATGCTTTGAACGGAGTAATCAAAGAAACAAAAGAAAAACTCGATATGGAGAAGCAGGCTGCCGAATCCGCAAAAAAGGAACTTGAACTTGGAAACATCACACAGGGTGAATACGATGCGTTGCAGGCAGAAATTGTTACTACGACGAATGAGCTGTCGAATCTGGAAAAGCAGGCAAGACAGGCGTCGTCCGTGCTGGGAAGTCAGATGCAGGCAGCAGGAGCGCATATCAAGGAAATTGGCAACAACATATCTGAGCTTGGAGAAAAGGTTACAGGTGTAGGAGATAAGGTATCGGCACTTGGCGGAAAGATGACGGCAACAATTACGATGCCGGTTGTGGCAGGAGGAACCGCGGCGGTCAAAGAAGCGACGGATTACTCTTCCGCATTGGCGAAGCTGTCTACGATTGCAGATACAACACAGACACCGATAGATGATCTTGACTCTTCGATTATGGCTTTATCCGATAGTACCGGTATGGGTGCCGCGGAGATTGCGGAAGCGTCGTATCAGGCGATCTCCGCAGGACAGTCGACCAAGGATGCTGTTGGATTTGTAGAGCAGGCAAACGTGCTTGCAAGAGCCGGATTTACAAGCATGACAACGGCGACGGATACGCTTACAACAGCCTTAAATGCATATGGGTTATCTGCAGATCAGGTATCATCCGTATCGGATAAGCTGATCACAACGCAGAATCTTGGTAAAACGACTGTAGATGAACTGGGTGCGTCCATGGGTAAAGTTATTCCAACAGCGGCGATGTATGGTGTCAATTTGGACCAGTTAAGTGCGGCATATGTTACAACTACGAAAAATGGTATAGGTACAGCGGAAGCTACAACTTACATCAATGGTATGCTGAATGAACTTGGGAAATCCGGAAGCACGACATCAAACATCTTGAAAGAAAAGACGGGCAAGTCGTTTAGTGAGCTGATGAATGAGGGATATAATCTGTCAGATGTGTTACAGATTATACAGAATGAAGCGGACAGTAGCGGAATGAGTCTTGCAGATATGTTTGGTTCACAGGAAGCCGCGAAGGCAGCGGCAACAATAACCCAGCATACAACAGATTTTACAAGTGCAGTTAAAGAACTTGGAAATTCCGCAGGTACAGCGCAACAAGCATTTGATACGCTGGAAGCTTCGGATCCGTCCATCCAGTTTGAAAAGACAAAGACAGCGATCCAAAACTGCGCAATATCAATCGGTCAGATCCTGATGCCAATCGTTCAGCAGATAGCCGGGAAAATACAGGAGTTAGTACAAAAGTTCCGTGACTTAGATCCGGAGACACAACAGCAGATTGTGATGATTGCAGCAATTGCGGCGGCGATAGGACCGCTGATTGTGATAATTGGTACACTCATATCCTCTGTGGGTAAGATTATCACATTCGGCGGTCAGATAGTGTCTTTAGTCGGTTCTATCACAACATGGATGGGTACCGCATCTACGTTTATTACAGGAACCATGATTCCGGCCATCACCGGAGTTGTCACTGCAATTGGTCCGTTTCTTCTGATTGCCGCTGCGGTAATTGCCGTGATCACTGCAATTATCGTAGTAATCAAAAACTGGGATGCAATCGTAGAGGTGGCACAGTTTGTATGGGAATCTTTCTGTGAGAAGGTGTCACAGCTTGTCACGGCGTTTAAGGAATTCTTCACATCTGCTTTTCAAGCGATTGGAAGCTTCTTTACAGGCATATGGAATGGGATCGTGTCCGTCGCGACAAATGCCTGGTCAAGCATAAGGAATGTATTCAGCACGGTTGGAAGCTTTTTCACAGGCATATTCCAACAGGCGTGGAATGGCATAACAAATATCTTCAATCGATTAGGCGGTTTCTTTTCAGGTGTGTGGAACTCTGTTACAGGTATCTTCAAAAGTGCAGGTATGGCAATCGGTAATGCGATTTCCGGGGCGG